AGAGTGATGTGACGTCCCCCACACGCTGGCGAGAATGCCGAATACACCGGCGATCCGGTCCGAGTCAGCGTCACCGTCCCCAGAGCAGATAGCCCCCCCGTGAACGTAGCTGTCAGCGTCGGGAGGTCTGGATCGCAGCATCCGCCAGACCCCGAGCCTGAGCCACTTCCGCCAGAGCCCGACCCGCTTCCGGAGCCACCAGACCCCGAACCCGTCGGACAGCACCCAGAAGGGTTCGTGTTGCAAAAAGAACTGCCGGGTAAATCGGAAGCCGGAACGAGGACAGTAACGAGTTTTTTCTGGACCGTGATTCCGATCATCCGAGGCGTAGCCGATCCCGAAACGGTCTCGAAGATTGGACAGACGTTTTCCACCACCTCGATTTGCCGAGTGACTGCGTTGGTTGTGTTCCAATTTGTCGGAGTTGACCCACTCGGTGTCGAGCCCCCACTGCCAGAAGCTCCTGACCCAGAAGCTCCTGAAAGAGGTGCGAGAACCAACCCGCCTTCAACAGGGGTTATTCCATCGGGTAAGGTTCCCGTCCAACCCGGCTTGTCGAGAGGACCAACGTAGTAGATACCCTTTGACCAGATATTGTCGGCTGACTTTTTCCCGCTGCCGAAATGCTGTGCTGAGAGGTTGATGATGCCCGGAATCGCAGCTCCGGCATCTTGTGGCACCAGCAGCACCCGCCCTGCTGCCGGTTGAGTCAGGGTCATGTACTGCGTTTGGATCGTCGCAATATCTGGGTAGCTGGGCGTGCCCGTGTAGTCCTCGACCTTGATCCCAAAAAAACCTTCGCCCGTCTGCAAGCGAATCAATAGCCCAGCCGGAGTGTATTCGCTGAACAAAGGCGGTTCGGCCCGAATTACGCCCTCGGCAACCAGACGGGCCAAAAGGTTCAAACTGTCGGACGAGGGGTAACCTCGAAAATGCGGGACTTCACCGGGATACATAGGTTACCTCACGCTCACGGATTTTGGACGTTAAAAAGCTCTTTGAAATCTGCTTCACCGAACAGGAATTTGTTTAGCGGAAGGGAACCATAAGTCGGGGGAGTTGTTATTGATTGGTCTGTTGTGATCCAATAATAATCAATGTCTGAGGTTGCGTTTTTTCGGTATGCAATCCTATTGTGTTCTTTGTTGAATACTTCGAGGATAAATTCAACGTCGCATCCAAGAACGCCATTGGGTTGCATGTAAGTTGTGTACTGTGGAGCCATGCACAAAAGAGTTCCCGCAGCATAGGTCTTTCCGTTCCAAACAAAAGGGGCTTTATTGACCTTGCCGACAAGAGAGTTCATTATCGTTTGTCTGGGCACGGCATCATAAGCGACTTGATGCCATGTGAGATGGAGCGTCCCTTTGCTTTCGATCATTCCAACGGGATAGGGCAGGACAGTAGGAGTTCCGCCTGCGATAACATAAAAAGTATTTCCCGGAACGGAAAAATATCGGGCCTGATTTGTTTCTTTGAAAGAGACGAAGCGAACTGATTCGTCTGTCACACCTAAAGGCCCAGCTGCAACCTCATCATCGGTCAAAATCTTGTAGTCAACTAACTTGTAATTGAGCTTCAGATTGGCTTTGGTGAACTGGTTGAGCTTTTGCTTTGTGTTGCCGTCGGCATCGCCAACGGTTTTGTCAAGGGCTCCAAAAATCTTTGTGGTTGTGTTAAAATCCTTTCTGCCGGCCCATTTATTTAATTGAAGCAACTCACAAGAGTCACAGGCGTATACCTGAGCCATACTTGTGATAGGCCACAGTTCGGGCAGTTCGCGTTTTAGTCGATATTTCGTCCCACTCACCATCTCAAGCGTGGAGTAGCCGACACTCTGTTTAAGCGCAGCTTCGAGGTCGCTGTATGCCACCACAATCTGACGACTGCGGCCTGACCCCTGCTTTGCGTTTGTAGTCATCGAGTAAAGGGTCGAAGCCCCTTTTGGGTCCGGCCCAAGTTCTGACCATTTCACTGCGAGCGTCATCTCTATCCCCCTGTAGTATTATTCTTCGGCAGGGGGTGAGGTGACTTGATTTGGGTGTGGCAGGCTCAAAGCCTGCCAAAACACAATCACAGGCACAAGTTGAGAAACGAATCGACCGAATTGGCTGCTGTTCGGTAGTTCACTTGCCCTCGATCAAGGAAAGCAATCTGTCCATTTGTTGTTGGTATTGAGGTAACATATCTTGTATAATTTTCTGAGTTTCCCTTTCCATTGGGTCAACAGCAGCCGACATTGCTATCTGCTCTCGCACAGATGACAAATCTGAGTAACTTGTAGGACTTTGTTTTCTTAAACCTAGCTCAAAAGATTTTTGAGCAATCTTCATATTTTCTTTAATATCTTTCGCCCAGTCATCTCCGAGGATATTTTTGGCAATCGGCTTTGCTCCCTGTCTCAGCAATTCCAATGGCGGGCTGAGCAAAAACCCTCCTTTATCCATGAATGAATTAAAGCCATCACGAATTTTTTCCATCGACAATGTTGTTTCACTTAATTTTTTTGCGAATGCCATTGTTGCCCCGGCAGCAAATGTCAGAGCTGGGGCGAATTGCATCCCCACGACTACGCCCAACATGGAAAATGATTTTTCGAGAGTTTCTAGCCCCATCCCTCTACCCATGCCAGACTCGAATCCTTTTTTTGCTGATCCGAGAACAGGGTCCAGAACCGATGTTAGACGTCCGATTGCACTCGTCAACGCTCCGATTGCACCACCAGCCAAGATGCCAGCCGTTCCTGCCCCTTTGTCGGAAGCAGCAAACATTCCTCCCAAAATTCCACTTTTTGAATTTCGCCCCGCTTTTTCGAGAGCATCTGTGAAAGACTCTCTGAGAACTTGTTTCGCGAATGGACTTTCGTTTTCTGGCTTATCGGGTTTCGGTGTTTTGCTCGCCATCTTTTTTCACCAGTTTGTGCTTGCGTTCTTCTTTTTTGGTCTGATCTGCGTTTTCAAGTTCGTCTCGCACAACGCACTCCAACGCCCAGCCACTTAACCCTCTAAGTCTCCACTTCTCCCGCAGCCAATCCACCTCGGTTGCGTCGGCAATTTGTAGTCCTTCTTCTTCGGTCAAAGGTGGGTCCAAGACAACCATTCCTTTTTTATCTTTTTTGCACAGGATGATCCCACACGCTTGAAAGGGTGTGAGTCTATCGACTTCCCAAGGTCGATAACAGAATGGCTCGTTGCACAACACCCGATAGATATTTTGCACTGGCTCAGGATGATTCACTCCGTCGTCGGAATCATCCTGAGCCGGATCGCTAAAGGGTCGGAGTTTATCTCTTCGCAGAGGAGTTGAGCTTCTTCTGATTTTTGCGGGTCGGCCTGAATCCGGTAACTCAATTCTTCTGATTGGGGGTGTGGTTCAAGCATCAGTTGGAGGACATAACGGTTAAACGCACCACTGGACGCAGCATCTCGGAAAACCGCCCCGCCGGCTTCATATCGTCCCGCAGCAATCCCCTCAACAAGGGCAGCTTGCATCATTTTCACGAATTGTGCCGAAACACCAGCTGCCTGAGCCCGATAGATGGCGGCTCTCGCACGATCTTCGAGCCAAGTAGCAAGGCGAGCCATCATGCCGAAAGTCAGGGGTTTTAGTTCGTACTCGACACCCTCAAATGTGAATTTACGAGCCAAACCAGCAGCTGACGCAGAAACACCCATATTGATTTGTCCTTTGATTATCGGGCCAAAAACAGAGAGGCAGGATTCGAACCTGCGACCTGCGGATCATGAGACCGCCGAGCTGCCACTGCTCCACTCTCTGTGTTTTGTCTGAGCGTGCGGATTTTGAGACCCGCACAATCTCAAATCAATCTCACGCTTCGCCGGGGGCTTTGAACGCGCCGCTCGACTTGGCGACGACCGTGATCTCGTTTTTTCCCCTCGTGCTACCGGTTGGGGTAACACGCAAGACTTTCAAATAGTTGAACAAGTGCCTTTTGTTGACAACGGGAGCGACCGTGTTACCATCCCATGCGATGAGCACATTAGCGAGAAGATCGCCAGCTTTCGGTGGAGCCCCATCGGCAGCTCTCCAATTTATCTTGAGCGTGACATCACACTGACGAACGCCAGAATCGTCGCAATCGCCGTAGCCACCACTCTCGCCATCCGTTTCGTCGATCTCGCCTACAACGTCTTCGACAGTTGCTTCGTAGACGCGGAGCGTGTTGGCCCCCACGCGGATTTTGATATTCTTGCCGGTCATGTGTATCTGTCCTCCATCACGGAGAGTTGAAAGAAAAAATCACTCACAAGGCAGTTTTCCCGGAGACCTTTCAGGTCAAGCCCCGACGAGGGGCGAACCTGCACATCCTCGACAATGAAGCCAGGATAACCCGTCGAGTAGATCGCTTGCTGGGCGGTGCGAAGCCAGTCGGGTAGCTTGTTGGCATCGGTCGCCAGCCCGACTTCGTCTTTGTAGGCCAGGATGATCCCGTACCCATACCCGATCTCGGAACGATTGTCGGTGTCGATCGTCAACTCTTCGGGTTCCATCGAGACAATCAAAATCGCTGGGAATCTGGCAATCGCTAAGGCTTCTTCTTTGCGACGGAGGGCAACCAACCAGCCCGAAAAATCGCCGACCGCAACGATCTTATCGCGGATCAGCCCTGCCAGAGTTTCTGATGTGGTGGCCATTAGAGCGGAGTCTCCAAGGTCCAAGCATCATTGTCTGTCGAGAACGGAGTGAAGATCGAAGTTGAAGGATCACCCGCAGGGGTCTGGTTAGCTCCGCCTGCGACCTCGATCAACACCGATTTTAGCTCGTTGCGACGATCCAACAGCTGCACGAATTTCTGGTCGTATTCGTGCAGCCCCGCCCCTTTGACCAACAGCCAATAGAGCCCGATGTCACGCTGAAACTCTTTGCCTCGATCCCAAGAGTCGGCCTGAGTCGAGGTAAAACCGCGTTGAATGATGCCACCCCGAACATCGAGATAGGCTGCCTGATTGCACTCAGTGATGAGCGTATCCCAATAGGGTGCCAAACTCGATGAGTCTACCTTGAGCGTCGCAGCAAGGCTCGCTTTTAGTTCGGCGTCAGTCAGGAAACTTGGCATAGGGTCTCAATCGTGTTTAGGGTGGGCTGCGGGGGCTTACTTCTTCGGGGCTGTCGTCGGTGTCGTCGGCTTGGCAGGCGGGGCCGGAGGAGTTGAAGGAGTCTCAGTCGGAGTATTGCCCGCACCCTCTGGGCCACCACCTTCGCCTGCAGTGCCAGCGCCATTAGCCACAGCTTGAAAGACTTGGACAGGTGCAACCTCCTCAATGCACTTCGATGAGGTTAGCATCCAATCGATATCGTGACCTTCGAGTTTGTCGGGCCCGATGATATCGCCGACCTTCCAGCTTTTGTGAAGGACTTCTTTCAGCACTCGATATTGTTTTGCCATTTCTTGTGTCCTGTTTGTGTTGTGTGGGGCTTTTGGCCCCACAATGTTTTTTGTGTTTATGGGCAGCACAAATCAATTTGTGTTTATGCGTTGTTAGACGGACATAGTCACAACCGAGCCGGGATAGTAGATTGCAATACCCCCCGAAAAGCCGTGATTGATGAGGAGCTTCCGAGGTACTGGATTCATGCTGTTGAGAGAATCCGAGACAATCGTGTGGGTGCCGGGTTCGGCATTTGGGTTAGCAGCGTTACGCACCATTTGGATTTCACCAACTGGGGCCCCGCTCTGTCGAGCCCCAATAATCACTGCAATCCCATCAGGAATAAATCGGGTGTAGGTCGCACCGTCGTCGAGGCTGTAAGCCTTGTCGTAGGGAACGATCTTCGGGAGGTCAGCAGCCATCATCAGGCGATTGATCTCTTCGATTGTGTTGAAGGTCGCACCCATCTCCTGGCGCTTTCCGCCGAGGTCGTTGGGGTTGTAATTACCTAACAGATTGTTCATCGTGTTGGAATTCACCAGCATGGTTGCGGTCTGGTCGAACCGAGACGATTGACCTACCCGAGCAGCCGTTACCGCCGCACGAGTGTCAGCAAGTGGGGTTGATGTCGCTTTGTTACTCCACGGCGTACCCACGCTATATTGGCGCAACGGGTAAGCGTCAGTGTGAATCACGTTGCCAAATTTATCGGTACTCGTGAAGAGACCGTAACAGAGCAACTGAGCGACCATATATCGTTTGCGATCCACCTCACGCACGAGCAAATGCAGTTGGCGGCGCGAGACGATTGTCTCAAGGTTGATCGGTTCACCGAGCGACCCCATATCTCGACGGAGAGCGATTTCGTATTCATCGATCTCGGTTTCATCGGCATAGTAGCCGGGCTCCATTTCGTAGCGTTTGGAGCCCGTCCTCCGCACCCGTCCGGGTTGCCCGTTCAACCCCCGAACGTTGGTCATGCCTGTATAATTGTCTTCTTGTTCCCACATCACCTTTGCAGCGTTGTGAACGGTCGTCGGGAACATTTCAAGCAAGATGTCTTGTGCCTCTAATTCGGCAACAAGACTTTGCTCAATAGATTTGAGTTCCGCCGAAGTCTGGAACTGTAAATAATCAGCCATGAAAAATACCTCTTTATTCTGTTGCCTGTCTGATTGATAAACACAAGGGGCGAGCGAAGGGGATTAGCCGATTCGCAGGATGGTTTTGCTGTCCGTAAGAGCCGACACCGACCCGGAGATAATCCGGCCGAGATCGGTTACCCCTGCCGAATCGATTGCCCCCGCACCACTCGATGGCATGTCGGCAGTTCGGAACGTCCCCGCAAAAAAAGCAGGGGCCGTTCGGCTCTTGTAGGCGTTGGTATCGCCACTCACTTGGCGACCGAGGTAGCAGCGGCCGTAGGCATCCGTGCGAATGTCGTAACGGAGGATGCACTTTGCGGTTGCGAGCCCAGCCAACGCACCGGTGGCACTGTTGTCGTAAGCGTCAAAGTAAGACCCCGATGGAACCCCTTTGATTGTCTCTGCGATCGCAATCGCTGGGCTCGATCCGCCCGTGAAGGTTCCCGCAACGGCCATCAAGGGGTGATCCATTCCGGCACAAGAGCCGACAAAGTCAATTGTGACTGCTGCTCCGGGTAATGGTCCACCTGCGCAAGTCACGTTGCCAGCCCCGATTGGCGGAAGGGCTGCAAGTGCTGCTTGTACTGCGGCAGCCGTTGCGTTGTATGCAATCGGAGCCGTAGTGTAACCGTCATAGGTGATAGTAAAACTGCCACCCGTTGGCGTGCCAGTAATGGTAACGGTCTGCCGTTCATTGACGGCTGTGCCGTTGCCAAGCACCTGCCCCAGCACCGTCCCCTTGGGATAGTATTTCGACGGTGCGAGGGAGACAGCGTCTTCGAGTACTCCCTCGCTGTAGACGGGGACAATTCCCTCGCCTGTGTAAACCTGTGTTGCGTCAGTCATTTGTTCCTCTGTTTATTTGTTGGTTAAGGGCAATCATCCATCTGGCCATTCGTTTGTTGATTCGTTTGGTTAGCCTGCTTTTTCGCGTGCAAGGACCTTTCGACCTTCTGCCGTGTGCGAGAGTAATTCTCGACGACGTTCGGGAGTGACAGCCCCAACCCCTTGGTGTTGGTCGGGGAGAATTTCGCGGTTTTTCATCACTGGCGGACGTTTTGAGATTGCCAACATTTCTGCCTCACGAGGGGAAAGTGCAATCTCTTTACCCCCTTCGCTGAACTTGAGAACCTTTTGATCGGACATCGCAAAGAGGCGATCTTGTAGAGTGACTCCGACTTTGGGATCGAGCTCGTAGGGGTAAATGCGATCCTTGTATTTCTCGCAGAAAGCAGCAATCTCTTGCCGTGCTCGTTCGTCTTGCAGACGCTTGAGTTCGGCATCGTGGAAGGCTTTCGACTTCTCCATTTCGGCTGCGACTTCTTTGCGAATTCGCTCGGTGTTGGCTGCCACTTGCTTCTTCACTTCCTCTTCGATGTTCATTGCAGGTGGCATGTCGTCGCCCTTTGGGGGCTCGGTGTTGGGTGCAGGGGCTTTCTTTTGCAGTGCTTGCAGCATCGAAGCGAGTAACTCGTTAGCGGTGGCATCGTTGATGAACGAGACATCCACGCCTGCATCTTTGAGGGCGGCGATTAACTGATTGCGATCCATAAGAGACTTCTCCGAGAATTTGAGAACGTAGTTACCAACACCGATCAAGGTCTGATTGGTTTTTGATTGTTTGATTGTTTTTTCCGCAAAGGCGAGGATGTTCTGCTCTTGCTCTTCCGTCTCATCAAAAAAGAATTGAGGGATAGGAGCAAGGTCTTTGCACTTGGGAATCTCAGCACCGAGGACACTCACACGCCGAAGGACAGGCCCTAGCCCATCGTGATCCTCGTAGAACTCGGCACTGATTTCCGTGTAGAGTTTTGCTTCGATCCATTGGACCAATGGCACTGGCACATTTTTGAAGCGGCAACAGAGTTTTGAGCCTACGATCTGGACATCCGCCGGCCAACCCAAAGCAGGAAGGTCAGTTCGTTCCGCGTATTTTTTGGCAATCGATGATAACTCTTCGTGACCGAGAGTTATTGACGCTGCGGGGATTAAGTAAGCGGGTGCGGGGCGCACTCCGTCAGTTCGCTTGGCTTGGTATTGGTGCCAATTTGCCACGACCTTTTCAAGAAATGGCAGGTCGGCCACTTTACCCGAAGGCAGCACTTGGCCCGCCGAGAAAATTTCGACGAGGGCCTTTGTGCTGGCCGTCGGTGCAGGTGGTACGGGAATAGGTGTTTGAGCCCCCATGTAGTATTATTCTCCTGCTGGCTTTTGAGTGCCTTATTTTTGCTGTGGTGGAATCGGTTGAGGATTGTTTTGGGGTGCTTTTTGCGGGGTCGCTATCGCTCCCCGCACTGCTTCTTCTGGGCTTCGGGCGGGGGTGCGACCCGTCCTTTCGGCAAGTTCGCTGATTTTGAGCGGGAAACCTAACTCGTCGAGGGCTTTATCGATCTTGAGTTCGCTCAGCACATACTCAGCGTTCGGGGCCTCTAACGTGCATTGGGGCACATCAACATTGGTGCCGTAGTTGTACCGCACGAAGTCGGGAAGAAGTTGCGATTCCAACACCGTGCCCACTTGCACCGACAAGGCCCATGTGAACAAATCGACGGTACTTTGCTGCACCTCCGAATTGCCCCTGTGCTCGGCTCCTCCACCGGTGAGCATGTGGAGAAAAGCCCCCGAAATTCCAATGGCAACCTCTTTACGGAGATCGTCGATTGCTGCCTGAAAGTCAGCTGTCCCGCTCGTCGCCAGATTCAAAAGTGCCACATCGGTGTCGGGAGGGGTTACCATCCCACCTTGTGCCCGAATGTTTTTCAGCTCATTGGCGAGGCGAGTCCGTGCTGCTGCATCTCCGACCTTCGCATGGATAAAGGGGCCGGTGTATTTGTCGAGAAAGATCATCCGCAATTTGAGCACATGAACGATCATCTCGATAGCTCTGTAACTTGCTCGAAGGTCCGACAAACCTTGAGGCGATTCAAATAACTGGATGTGCTGGAAAATAACGAAATCATCTGGGTCGAGACGGATGCCGACGTTTGCGACTTGGTTGATAACAGCCGTGATGTTTTTATAAGAATCGACCTCGAATTGAATCAGTCGAGTGTCTTTCGCTTTGAGTTTCTTGAGGCCGATTTTGTCCTTGTATTTACCCGTCTGGTAGCGAATCGGGACGGGCTCGCAAAGCGAAAATCCGTCAATCAGACCACCTGAGAGAATCGACCAAATCACCCCCGGCGTTCCGCCAACCGTGTTGGTGAGAAGGTGTTTGCAAAAATCCGCGATCTCATGCTCTAATGGATTCGTTTTATCTTTGGGAACACACTGAACCTGCAACGCCATCACAGAATAGATTTTACCGAGAAGGGCTGCCTTCACAGTCGGCTCAGCAAGAGCCTTGCGATAAGCCATTCTCATCTCGACCGTTTCGGCTGTGTAGTTGTCGTAATTGACTCCACGCAATCGAATCTGCGAGGCATAGACCCGGAGTTGTTCGTTCAACCAAGGCAATTCGGCGTCGCGGTCGATCAGGTCTCGTGTGGGATTGGTTGTCCCGACCTGCCCTCGCATCAGTCGGGTTGCGATCTGTCTGATTCGTGAGAAAAGGCTCATCCGAATATCCTTTCATCTAACGATGGTATTTCTATTTGTTGGTCTGGTATCGTAATCAAATCGGAAGCCGAAGAATTGTGCATTGCTGCAAGCTGCGTAAATGCACCAGCACTGGCGTCTACTTGATCCTTGTACTTCCCGTTCGGAAACTCGCAAAGCTCGTCGAGGTAGGGGCCTGTCCAAGAACGGTTCAAGAGGATAATGTTCCTTGCTTCAGCTTGTGCCTCGAAGGGCATCGCACGGTTTTCTTTGGAACCAGTTACTTTGTCAAAATGAACTGTAAAGCCAGTGAGCAATCGGGCGGTGGCGTGGCAAGCATCAACACCCGCACTACCCGGCTCTTGCTCGAACCACTGTGGGACATAGCCGTATTTCGCTTTGTCGAGTTGGGCGGTTTGCAAAATCAACTGATCGCGTGCGTAGGTCGAGAGCTGTTTGCGTATTACATCCTCGACATAGAAATACCCGTCGCTTCCTCGGCACATCAGCACGCCAGCCGTGTAACACCCTCCGTCCTCGGTCGCCGATTTATCCCAATAACGCAAGCGTTGACCGGAAACCGGTGCTGCATCGACCAACCGAAACCAATCACGCTGAAAGATGTTTCCGGGGGGGTCGAGGAATATCCCTTCAAGTTCTTGGGCTCGCATTCTCGACGAGTATTTTTTGCCCACCATTTCGACATATCGCGGGTCGTTAAACGTGTTGCTTCTCGTCGTCGCTGAAATCAAGATCGTGTCGGCGTCTCGGTTCTCAACAAAGACCTTGTAGGTCCAGTGTTTTTTGCCTCGTGGGGTGAATGTTGCAGTGTAAAAACCCATGTCTCCACCTTCACGCAAACGAGCAATCGCCATCTCGAATGCAGCCTCTTCGCACAAACTCGCTTCGTCGTGCCAAACACCCGAAAGGTTAGGCCCCCGCAATCGATCCGGTTCATCCGCCGACCGGAAAATAAACTCCGCTCCAGTGTGCAATCGACAATAAGGGCGGGGGGACATCTTGAATGCGCGGGGCCGTGAATCAAAGACGCCAAGTTGCTCGGCGATTGATCGAAAAGATCGAAGTGAAGAGTCTTCGAGAAGGGTGTAGGTTGGGGCAAGCACCATGTAGAGCCGATTCTTTTTTGCTCGGCGGATTAGGTCGTATGCACCGACCCACGATTTGCCTGATCCCACTCCACCAACGAACCCCCGAAAGATGTGAGGAGCGTTACGAAACTCATACTGCGGACGAGTCAGGCGGATTGTCATCTGGGTTGTTGCCCGACTGACTGCCATCGACGATCTCCTCAGTTACGACCATCGACACTCGTTCGACGTTCTCGATCTCTTGACGCTCGATATATCCTCTCGACTTGCCTTGCGTCTTCAGCGTGAAACAAATCGCCCACGCCTCACGAGCCTCCACAGCCTCGGCGAGAGCGGATTCAGCATTGTCGAGCAGCCCCTCTTTGACATCTCGTTGCAGCTCTTGCAATTCGGGATGATTGTTGAGGAATCGGCTCACTGCGGTTCGGGTGACGCCAAAGTGAGCGGCACAGGCTGAGAGATTACCCTTATACCTTCCAAGGCAAGCGGCCAGTTCAAGCTCTTCGAGGATAGGCTTTCGTCCGCCCGTTTTTTTTCGTTTCGGCTTTGGTTCTTGGGCTGGCTCAGGATTTTCATTTTCCATGTTATGTTTCCTTATCACATAATACTTCGCGTGCTTGTTGCACGGTTTGCGTGACCAGCTCCTGCACGGAATCGTAACCGTATTCCTTCGCTAGTCGGAGGAGTTCTGGGCGCGAGAATCGAGGGCCCCAAAACTCATGTTGCATGACCTCGACAAAAGGAGAACCCATTGCAGCAACCTTGCGTTGGATCGCTGCAATCTCCTCAACAGCATCAAGCGGGGCCGTGTCACAAGCTGCAAGAGAGGAATCGGCAATTGAGGTTACAGTGAGTTTTGTTTCGCGTACTTTTTTCACGCTGACTTGCGATATGCCCCGACGAGATTCTTTGCGGAGCCAAGTCAGGATAAAACGGCTGGCACAACAAACGGCAAAGGTGGTGAAGGCTGCTCCCTTCGACGGGTCAAATTTCGTTGCTGCTTGGAAAATGCCTTCAAGGGCACAGGCGTGGTACTCATCCCATTCAGCAGTGCGGGGCCGGACTTGCGGAAAGCATCGCCGAACAACCCAGTGGGCAAGGTCGGCATGATCTCGGACTAGACGCTCAATAGATTTTTGGGGCCTTCTTTTCATGCCCCTAAGTCTAACCAAAAGTGGGGGCCATTTGGAATCTAAGGCGAATCGACATTTGGGGCACAAAAGGGAGGGGGGCGGCTATATATAATCATACTATACCTATCATAGATAAGACTGGTATAGTATGATTATATATAGGGGGTATCACAGAAGACCGGTACCCCTCTATGTCGATTCCAAATCTCGATTGCCCCCAACATTGTTCGTTCTCGCAAGAAAGCGCCCCAGATTGTCTCAGATCGTCTCATCCATTTTTTTTGGGTTCTGGTGCGTGTCAAGTGCTTTTGGCCCCACAAGGGCCAAAAGAAGCAAAGCAAAGTAGGTTCGGGTCTTTTTTAAGCGAAACTAAGAAGTTAACTGAAACGTGGTCCGTAACCCCGACCCTAAAGGGTCGGGGCTTGTCATTCCAAATTTCGTGTCTGGACTAACCGGCTATGGAACCATACCGAATGCGAAGACAAACAATGCGGCGAAAACCATATCCGTTCACGCTTCGCGTTCTCGATTCCGGCTTTGTTGGATATCAGACCATAACCCCCACCAGTCTTCCAGGGGACACATGTCCATCCATGCAATTCAAGCACTTCATGGCCTTCGCCCGCGTACCCGCATAATGCAATCCGCATCCGCGCGTCGTCTCCGTGGGCCAGACACCATTCCCGGACCTCACTCGATACCTGTGTTTCCACGGCATAGATGTCCGGATCACGCTGAGATTGGTCGTAAGGGGGGTCAAGGAACACACCCGTCAGCCCATGGGTTACAGTTGAGGCATTCCCGCATACGCGAGTCCAGTCTCCGCAACACACCCTCACGTATCGCAATCTGTCCGCCAAAGATTGGAAATAGTCCTTGAGCGCGATCTTACCATCGGGTCGTTGATGCGATACTCGGTGAACTCCTATTCCCCCGTTTCCTAGGTGGGGCCGTCTACGATGCGCTACTCGGTGGGCTCCCTTTCCCCCGCTTCCTAAGTCAGGTCGTCTTTTATGAGCCTTTTTGCACCAGTCGGAGCCGATCCATTGGCAAATCCCCCACACCCACCATCCGGCGATCTTCGGGTCGTAGTAATCCGGGTCGGTTTTTAGCCGCTCAACATGTCCCAGACCCTCA